GAGGCTGGTGCCGGGGTGGTGATCGTCGGCGCCGGGACGGACGCGATTGTGGTCGTGAACCTGCTCGAACTCCACGGCGACTGCGCGGGCAGCTTGTCGAACGTGGAGACCTGCCACTCGTACTGGAAACCGACAGTCCAGGTAGCGCCCGGCAGGGTGTAGGACGGGGCAGTGGTGGCCGCGTTGGTGATGGTCGTCCACACCGCGTCGCCGGCCTTCTTGTACCGGAAGTCCGCCCTGGTCTGCGCGTCACCAATATCAGGGTCGTTGAACGCCCAACCGAACACGTTGGGTCCGGTGCTGATGATGGACCCGTTGTTAGCCGGGCCAGTCAGGGTCGGCGCCAACGGTGGGCTGTTGACCGCGGTAATGACGACCTGCCCCGCGCCGACCCGCACACCAACGTACGACAGTTTGCCGGTCAGGACGTTGGACAGGAAACCCGACCCGCCACCGCCACCACCGCCAGCAACGTTGGAACCGGTGGCGCCCCGGCCACCCCAGTACCCGCCGCCGCCGCCGCCACCGCCGAAGGAACCACCGAAGGTCGCGACACCACCAGAGCCGGGGGCGTTGCCGCTGGTCTGGGTGCCGCCGGAGTTGCCGTACCCACCACCAACACCGTCGCTGCCGGTAGCACCAGTGGCGCCGCCACCACCACCACCGCTGCCGCCGTAGTTCGCGGACCCACCACCACGGCCACCACCACCACCAGCGACGATGACCCGGTCGCTCATGGCCTGCCCGGCGAGGCGGACATCGGACGCCCCGCCGCCACCGCCACCCTCCCAGGCTGTGCCCGCGGCGCCGTTACCGCCGCCGTGCCAGCCACCCGCGGAGGTAGAGGTCGTGCCCCCGACGTAAACCCACAACACGGTCCCGGGGGAGACGACAAGCTTGCCTACGGACCGCCCACCCTTGCTCGGGGTCGTACCGCAACCCGCCGCGCCCGAGACGTCCAACGTCACGTAGGAGCATCCAGCCGGGACGATGTACTGCTGAGCGGCGCCGGTGTAGACCAGCGTCGTGACGGTCATGCCGGCCCCAGGAGAAGCGCGGTGCCATTGGCCAGAGGAATGGTCGTCACGTCATCCCCTTGAGCTGGCTGGTACTTCGCGTCCTTGATGGTCACTGCGTCGAAGGTGACCCCGGCCACGCGGACGGTCAGCTTCTCCGGTTCGGGTTCGCCCTTGCCGACCTTGCGGTCCTTGGCCGGCGCCGTCAGGACGGTAGCCCGGTCAGCCATCTACGCCACCTTCCCGAGGGCAAGCAACTGCTTGCCAAGCTTGATCACGGCAACCCGATCATTGACGACTGCGACGTAAGCCCCAAGAGGCACCGCCGGGGTGGCAGTGTCTGCGGAGTCGAGCCGCACCAGCAGCGACGGAGCAACCTGCGTCACGGTCCCACGCTCACCCTGCGTCATACGGATTCCAGGACGAGGTCTGCGTCGTCGCCATCAAGGGGCAACGACCAAGAACGGGCGAGCACCTGACGGGTCTCACCCAAGCCCGGGTCGGTGTACTGGTAGCGGTCGGCGTGCCACATGGCCGGCAGCGGCGACGTCTTGACCGTGATGACCTCGCTGGTCCGGCGCGCGGCAGCAAACAACCGGTCACCCTGGACAACCAGCGACGCCTGGTCCACCGCGTCGAGGTAAACCACCGGAGCCTTCACGGTCCGCCCAACCGAGTCGATCGAAGACGGGCCGGCCGATTGGTTAGTCACGGTATACCTGCCAAGGCCCTCCACCGGGGCGCCGCCCGGGTTGTCGTTGCGAACAAACCTCATCCAGTTCGGGACGTTCCACAGGTCCCCAACGACGTTGCGCTTCTCGGCAACGATCCCGGTCACCAGGTCGCCCACGTCGAGGCTGAACTCGCTCGGCCTCAACGAAGGCAAGGTGTACGGTCCGCTACGAAAAGCGCCATTCCAGTCACACCAGATCCCGCGGTACCCGATGCAAGCCAACAGGTCGTTGACCACGCCGATCCAAGTCGGTGACTCGCTGCTGGTTTGCGGCCAGGTCATCGCCGTCGCCAACGTCTTGCCCGCCGCGGAGGTGTCCAGCAGGACTGGGGCTGTTATGCCGGCCGCGGTCAGCACGGTCCGGACCTCGGTCAGGACCTCCACCGCACCGGGGCCGACCGTGTAGGAGTCACCGATGCTGCCGAGAAGAACCAGCTGGTCGTAGCCCACGACGGAATGTGTCTCTGGCGTCTCACCGATCTGGCGGTCCGGGGTGACCATGACAAACACGCCAAGGTTGAACCGCACGTTACTCACGCCAGCGGTGAGGCTGGACAGCAACTGGTAGGGGCGTACGCGATCTTTGCCCCAAGCAAGCGTCCGGGAGATGGTCAGGTCGAGGGTCGAATGAACATTCGCGAGATTGTCGTGACTGACCTTCCCGCCGGACACGTCGGCACTGATGTCCTCGACCAACGCCAGGGACGGAGTCAGGATTTCCGCACCGAAGTCCACGGCCAGGTCCGGCGCGGCCAGCAGTGCGGTGATCTGCGCCGTAGTGAAACCTTCGCGGGGTGCCGCGGTCAGCGGCTGCACCTACGTGCCCTCAATGAAGGTCGTCTCCACAAACGTCAGACTGGCGCTATGCAACGTTCCGTCCGGGTCCCAGAAGTCCTCAACGTCAAGGCTCAGGAACGTGCCGAAGACACGCCTACCCTCACCGTCACGCAGCAACAGCACCCGGCCCGCCCACGACTCCAGCAGGACGAGGTCGACGTCAGAGAGCAGCTGCAACGTCAGGCCGAACGTGTTCGACCGGCTCGCCGAGGTGATGACCCGGCGGCGCCCGCCCGCGTAGAACCTCACGGCGCCCTCGAGGTCGGGGTTGGATCCACGCTCGGGGAACGACGCGTGGACGCTAACTGCCGGGGTGGTGACGTCGGTCAGCCACGCATCCTCGAAGACCACATCAATGGTGGCCATCAGGCGCCGGCCATCTGGCGTTGCATGGTCTGGATGGTCCGGGCCTGCCTGTCGAGCTCAGCGCCGATCCGGTCACCCAACGCTTGAATATCGGCCGACGTCGCACCACTACCAGCCCCGCCCACCGCACCGGCACGCTCGGCGCTGGAGGCGAAGTCCAGGCTGCCGACACGGGGGACTAGCGACCCAGTCAGGCGGCTCAGCGACCTCTCCACTGAGCCGTACTGATCCTCAAGCCCGAGGACGAAACCGCCAACGACCGCTTGCCCTGAAGGTCTCAGGATCTTCCGGTCCAGGCTCATCGGCCCTTTCCAGTCGGGCAGAAGATCGGTCAAACCCGACAGTGTGGCCTTGACCTCTTCGAACTTCGACGTGATGCCACTAATCAGACCCTGGATGATGCTTGACCCCACGCCCGACAGCAGCGACCCGAGATTTCCGATCGCGCTGAGGATCCGACCCGGGATGCTGCCGACGAACGAGACCAGTTCGCCAGCCTTCGTCGAGACAGCGGTCTTGATGCCGTCCCACGCGGAAGATATGACGGACTTCATCCCCGACCAAGCCGTTGAGAGCGCCAACTTCATCACGGTCCACGCCCCAGACATCACACCCTTGATGACAGTCAACGCCGCGGACACGATGCTCTTGATGAGGTCCCACGCGCTGGACAGGATCGTCTTGACCCCGGCCCAGGCACCAGCCCAGTCGCCCTTGATGACCGATGTGACGGTCTTGATGACGGCCTGGATGACCCGCAGCGCGGCACCGATGACGACGAGGATCTTGGACCAGACCCCGGCGATGAAGTTCATGATGTCGCCACCCCAACGTTTCCAGACGAAAGCGATGACGGTGGTAACCCGCTGGATCACAGCCTGGATCAGGCCCATGACCGAGACGATGACTTGCCCGATCTGGGCGAAGATGGCGCGGATCGTGGGGATCATCGGGCGGATACGGGCCATCATCCCGGTCACGAACGCGACCACGATCGGCAACGCCACAGCGATGAAGCCGCGTATCGCGGTCACGATCGCCATGACTGCGGGCACGACCTGACCGCGGAAGAAGGTGACCAGCCCGCCGAAGGACGCGGTGATCGCAGACGGGCCACCGTTGGACTGGAACGACGCGAAGAGCCCTTGCACCGCGGGCACGACGGTGCCTGTGATGAACGCGACGGCGTCACGGGCGAAAACGCCGATCTGCTCGAACATCCCCACGATGCCGTCCGAGGTAACGTCGCCGTCTTGGAAGGCCAGGAACATCGCCTTGAACCCGTTGATGACGTCCTTGATCACCTGCCCGACAATCCGCATCGGACCGACGAGCTTGCCTGAGTTCCCGAAGATGTTGTCGACGATCTCCCCGAACGACTGCGCCCCGTCAGCACCGTCCTCAAACAGGAACTTGAACGCGTCGCCAAGCTTCCCAACCGCAGGCCCGACATTGGTCGTCAAGAACCCGAAGAACTCGCCAGCCTTACCGAGGATGACGTCGAGGATCGGCAGCAGCGCGGTACCGATGGACTCCTTGAAGTTGCCGAACGTCGTCGAGAACTTCTCCCCGGCAGTGGCCGACGCGGCCGCAGCACCGCCGAACTCCTTACCCAGCTCAGCCAGGATGATCTTCTGCGCACCGAGAGTGTCCCCGCTCTTGACCATCGTCTTGATCTGCGCCTTCTGCTGCGCAGTGAACGACACACCAACCCGCGACAGCGCACCAACACCCTTGATCGGGTCGTTGAGCGCCTTACCGAGCTGGATCGCCGACGACTTCGCATCGGTACCCATGACGGCGCCCATGTCGGCGCTGATCGCAGTGGCCTGACTGAATATGTCGTTGCCCTTGCCGACCTCGTTGCGGACACCCGTGAACGTCAGCAGAAGGTTCGACGCGGACTGGATCGCCTCGTCGTCGATGCCCGTCTTGTTGCTGATCGACGTGGCCAGGTCGCCGACCTGACCGGCAGTGATCTTCGCCGCACTACCCGTGGTCTTGATGACCTGCTCGGTCAGCGCTCCGACCTTCTGGGACTCACGGGCCTCGCCGACCGCGTCCTTGAGGAAGTCACCGACGACCATCGCGCCGGCCATCGCGGCAAGCGGGCCGAAGATGCTTCTACCCATCCCGGCCATGCCAGCGCCGAGGCCGAGGCCCATGCGACGCCCCGATGACCTCCCGACTCGATCGACGTCGCCGCCGATCTGCGACTCGATGTCATTGCCGAACCCACGCGCCGAAGCCTTGAGGGAAATGAACGCAGACGCGACTTCGGCCACGGGTCAGCCTCCCTCAGTGATCTCAGCTTTGAGTGCGCGGAACTGCGCGACGGTCATCGACGTGCCACGCCCGGTGTGCTTCGGACGTTCATCCCACGGGCGCGGGTACGGCTTCGGTTTCCGCTTCGACTTGCTCGTGTGCTGCAGGTCGTACAGGTCCCGCAACGTGATGTCCGTCCGGCTGACCGGGTGCGCCCAACCACCCAACGCGGTTGCGACCTGAGACGACGGATCACCGGCCAGGACCGTGGTGAGCCGGATCGCCTCGCCATACGACATCGACCTGCCGACGTGCGCGAGCGGGAGATGGAACCGTGTCCGCCAGTCGTACTCGAACGCTGCGCGGTGCTCCTCGATCAGGTCGAGGAGCCCGAAGGTTCCCCCAAGGTCGCCCCGGTGCGGTCGTTGTAAGCCGACTGCCAAGCTTGGAACATGTCGGTCAGGTCATTGACGTCGAGTTCATCCACGGCGTCGGCCTGTCCGGGGATCAGCGCTTCGAGCATCGCGAACATGCCATTGACGTCGAGGTTCGTGTCGCTCATCGACCGCAGAACCTTGACCTTAATCCGCAAAGGGATCTCGATGTCGACACCCTCGTCGGATGTCCATGTGAAGGTCTTGCCGTCGACCTTGGCGCGGTGATCCTGCGGTTGCTTCTTCGCTGGGGGCATGACGGGTCCTTACTGTTGGCGCGGATGAGTGGCGCGGATAGATAGTGAACCGCTCGACCCGTCCGCGCCGGGCAGGCCGAGCGGCGAACAGGGGCTAAGGCGTCTTGAGCGCGGTGTCGAATATGACCGGCGACGTGTACGCCGTGATCTCAACCTCGAACGCGACAGGCTCCCCGTTCGCGAACTTCACAGCACCCAACGACGTCAGCTCAGACTCGGCGACATACTCACGGCGCAGGTTCGCGCCGTCGATCACATCCAGCACACCCGACTTGCGGCCACCGGTCGCGGCAGGGTCAGCGGTGTACGTGCCCTCACTGACGGACTGGGTGACGGTGACACCGTAGGCGAACTCGATGGCTGCCTTCGTCGTCTCGATCAGGGTGAATTTGTAAACTGTCTTGGCTTCTGTCACCACCGTGCGGACGATCTTCGAGTTCTGCCAGGCCTTGATGTCGTCGGTGCTTCGCTCGGGAGTCACCTCGACACCGTCGTCGCTGATGTAGCCGAGGCCGGTGAACCCGGTCAGGGCCGATACTGCGGACGTCGGCGCGGCTGCGGCGAGTGCCCCTGTGGACCACTCCCCGCTCACGCCAACCCGGACCTTGCTCGCTGTCAACGCCATGGCGGATCAACTGCCTTTCAGTTTGGCGAACGTGGCCGCCGATGGGGTGGTGCGGGTTACTTGGTGGTGCTGGCCTTCGGCTTGTCCTCGGGCTCAACCCAACCGGAGTCCTTGAACATCGGCGCACGGTCGGCCTCGACCTCGATCGTGTTGTCCGGGTCGTCGGGGTGGGTGAGCTTTACCAGTGATGCCATTGCGTTTCTCCTTAGATGAGGTCAGTGCCCTTAACCACAAGTTCGTAGGTCAAATAGCGACGTGGCGCGACGTCTGCGATGGGCGACGGCCCCGACAGTTCAGTGACCTTGCAGATCGGTGAACCGTCAGGGACTGCCCAGATCAGCGCACGGACCAGGCGGGCAAGGTCAGACACGTCCTGCTCCGTCGCGGCCCACACGTTGACCCCGACCCGGGCAGCCTCACGGGCCACGTCCAGCCGAGGCCCACCATCCCTACGGACCGTCACCAGGCGGACAGGGCGAGGGTTCGGGGTAACGTGGTCAACCTTCACGCCGGTCACGTAAGGCTCCGTGCGGGCATTGAGCGCCGTGCGCAGGAAACCGGTCAGGATCAGCTCGACGTCGGGGAACGCGACCAGGGGGAGCATCAGGCGCCACCAGCCGCATCGAGGCTCCGCGCCATGTGTCCTGTTTTCGCCTCGACGGCCAGGCTGTGATCGGAGTCGGCGACCACCCGCACCACCGCCCGATCCGTCGTGGCCTGCACGATGTGGATGCTCGCCTTGTGCGCGCCTGTCACGCTCGCCGCCGACGCGATGGCCTGCGCGAGAACCGGCTGCATCCGACGAGTCAGGTCAGCACGGACACCGGGATCGTTAAGGAGCGCCTTCATGCCAGCGCTGATGAGCTTCACCTTCGTCTTCGCCATGACCGGTTCACCTCGCAGACTTGATCGAAAGGACTTACCCTGCGGGAACCAACCAACAAGGGACCCGTCATGAACGAGCAAACAATCTGGGAAGGCCAATCCCAGACACTGACCGGCGCAGCCACCGGCGGCCGCGGCGCCGCGAAATACCGGCTGACCAACCTCTACCTGTACTTCGAGAAGGGCATCCTGCGCACCGACGCCCAACAGGTCCCCATCGCCGACGTAGGCGACATCGACGTGAAGGCGACGATGACCCAGAAGGCCCGCGGTGTAGGCGACGTCGTCATCCAGATCCACAGGCCCGGCCGGGCCGACGAGACGGTCACCATCGAGGCGATCCCCAAGCCGCGTGACGTGCAACGGGTCATCAACGACACCGCATTCGCGGCCCGGGCCACCCGTCAGCAGGCGACCAATACCCACACCTACCAGGGCGCCAACCCAATGCCGAGCACCCCGGTCGCGCCGGCTGCTCCACCGGCCAGTGACCCGATCGAGCAGATCCGCAAGCTCGGCGAACTACGCGACGCGGGCATCCTGTCCGAAGAGGAGTTCGCCGCGAAGAAAGAGGAGATCCTGTCCCGGATGTGACCTAGCCGGCCGTCCGCTGGGTCTGAACAACCAACCCGGGCCGCCACGACCCCAACCGCCAATCGGCCGCCTCGCCAAGGACGTCGTAATCCAGGCCGCGAACCCGGACCCGATTGCTCGGGGTGATGACCGACCCTGCCGGCATCCCGTCCTGCAGGTAGAGGGTCCAACCACTCGTGACGCTGTTGCGCGCGTCCTGCGTGGGCTCACCCGACGGGCGAGGCTCACACAGCACGTTGTCGACCGGCGTTTCGACCGGAGGTTTCGTCCAGTCCACGACCGGATCGCCCGAGTACGCATCCGGGTTCGTGGCCGGAACCCCGGTCAGGACGACGACACGCTCACCCGGCAACATCAGTCCGGGCCCGCCAAACTCAGGGTGTACGAACTACCCGAAGCGCACAGCCTCTGCAACTGCACGATCTCACTCGGCCAAAACATGCCCTTACGGACCTGCCGGGTATCGAGAGTCTGCCCGTAAGGCCCTGCCTGCTGAGACTGCAACGCGCCAGACCCAGCCTCATCCCATCGCAGAATCGCACCACGCAGGATCGCCTTCACCGCATCGCCGTAACCGAACGCAGCGTCGTCAATGCAAGGAGCCGCTAGCACAGCAAGCGCCGTGGCGTCGTTGATCATGCTCTGCGCTTTCACCTGGTCGATACCAGGGGAGAACGAAAGCAGGTCATCGACAATCAAGAACGGCATTCCGGCCTCCTCACGTATCCAGCCAGGAAATGGGCCACGGCGACTCCGGTCCAACCCGCTCGCCTACGCGCGGAACGGCCTGTCGATGAAGCAACGCAGCCCACCCCGCTCGAGTAGTTTCGGCTCGAGCCTGGCTGACCGGTGTCAGGTTGACCATGGAATCTTTGGCGTTACCCACCTGATCAAGGGGGAAGCCGGTGAACCTACGGCCGGGAAGGCGGCGACGGTTAAGCATGGCGGCACCTTCCCGGCATCACAGGTCAGAGACCAGGGGTCTCGGCTGCGTCACGCACAGCCTGAGCGGCCTTCGCGTCGGTCTCCGGCGTCGGCTTGCCCGACGTCACCCCATCCGCCGTGTAGTTCTCGTTGGGCGTGGGGTCAACCTCGACCCCACGGAACCCCTGCTCAGTCTCAACGTCCGCCACGGCCTGCGGGTCGGCCTTCGGCTCTTCGTCGCCCTTGGGTTTGTTCGGCATGATCAACCTCGCGATCTCTGTGTGATGGGTGTGAAAGTGTTGCTGATCCGGTCCGGCGGGACCGTCCCCGCGTTGTTCGCCGCCATGGTGTACGACTCCGACTCAGCGTCAGTCTCAGGAGACCAGCCGATGAAGCCGTACAGCGCACCAGCGTCGCCGCTGATCGTTGCGGTGATCGTGGCCGTCGCGGTGGCGTTCGCCGACAGGGTCGCGGCAGCACCAGAGGTGACAGACAGGATCGTTGCCGCGGCAGGGATGCCGGCCCCAGTGATGGGGCGGCCAGCGTCCTCCTCGTTGAACGTGTTTGCCGGAGCAGTGAGCCCGGCGGCCAGGTTCGTCGTACCAACCCCGGCAAGAGCGCGGCCCTCGGGCGACCTACCCGCAACCATCAGACAGTCAGTCGGGCGACCGGGTACCGGCTCGCCTCGACAGCCTGGTCGTAGTTGATCAGGTTCGCGACCTGCCAGCCGACGCGGAACGTGATGCGCAGCGCCGTCATGTCCTGCTGGGGCAGGTTGTAGATGATCGCGTTCGTGTTGTCCGTGATGACCGCCTGGTCGAGGATCTTCACGCTGATGTCCTGCCGGACACCAATGACGAACTGGGAGTAGTCGCCGACGAGCGCACGGACGTTCGTGCCCGCACCGCCACCAGTGGGCCACATGCCGCGCATCGCGTACTTCACCGGCAGGCCGTCGAGCTCGGTGAGCGTCCCGTTGGTTCGGCCAGCGTCAAGACGCTCACCCTGGGTACTGCGTGCGGTCCGAAGCTTGCCCTTCAGTGTCGTCGCCGCGACGATGCCGTCAGCCTCGAAACCGTCAGCGTCCAACAGCCCGTAGGCAGTGTCGACGTCACCGAAGTATCCGCCGGCAGCGGCCAGCGCACCTTCTGTGACGCTGTTGCCAGCGGCGAGGGCCGCCGCTGAGATGTTCGTCGGGAACGACGCGGGCGCGTTGGTCCCGAAGAAGATCGCAGAGTCCAGCGCCCGGTAGAAAGCCTCCACCAGGTATGGCATGGCCTCGTCCCAGACGTTGATCTCCACATCCGCCAGGACGTTGTCCGGGACCGGCATGATCGTGGCAAGCTCCTCGATGTTGAGGTACTTGTTCGTCCAGTTGACCTCAGTGGTCTGCTTCAGGCCGGTGTCGCCGTTGACCCAGTACGCGACTGGCAGGGCGGACAGGACCGGGAAGCGGGTCTGCGCGCGGCTGACCGGAACCCTGCGGAACAGGGACAGCGCAGCCGAGTCATCGGTCGCGCGGCGGATCATGTCCCGAGAAACTTCCTCGGGAATCAGCGACGCCGCATCGGTGCGACTGATGATGTTGTTGTACGGCATGAGTGACCTCCAAAGGTCGTTGATGTGCAGCGGGGCCAGTCATGCCGGACTGGTGCTGCGGTCTATCCGAGGCCGGCGGCCTGACGGATCAGTTTGTTCATATTCGTCGGGGTGCTCGCAGGAGTGCGACTGCCGAGGTCGAGATCCGGCACCGCGACCTTCGTGCTGGGTTTGAACGTCGCCAACAGGTCGTCAGCGTCAGCCTCTAGCTCCTCGCGGGTCGCCCCGATAAGGCGCTTTGCCTGAGCCGGCGTAAGGCCCTTCTCGGAAGCCACCTCTAGCCGTAGGGCGCGGGATTCAAGATCCGTCGCGCGCTTCTCAGCGGCGTCGGCGCGATCGGTGAGGCGTTGCGCCTCAGTCTTGTCGCGGTCCTCGAACGCTGCCAACTTCTCGGCTGCCGAGGCATTCGCCTTAGCCCGGGTCTCCTGCTCTCGCGCCTTCTGCTTCCAGAACTCGACCGTGTCGGTCGGTCTTGTGGGCTTGGGCGGTTCCTGCTCGCCAGTCGCTGTTTCAGCGGTTTGCGATTCAGGGGTTTGCTCGGTCATGGTGCTCTCCCGTTCCGGGTTTGTCGTCGCCGTTGCGGTGACGATGGTCTAGTTGAAGACGGGGGCAGCGGTGCAACCACATGCCCCGTGGGACTGAAAGTCAGCGCTGTCCTTGGTGAACACGGCGCCACGGTCAGCGATCATCACGCAGAACTCGCAAGCTCCTCGCGAGACGATCCGTTCCCAGCCTTCACATCGAGGGTCAGCAATGGACGTCGCGCGCACCGTCTCCCGGCCAGCGTCCAGGACCAGTCGCGACATCTCACCCGAGGCCAGCGTGAACGCGTCGGACATCGCCTCGTCGGCCAACTCCCCGCGGCTCGCAGCGTTCTTCGCAGCCACAACCGAGGACACCCGCAGCGACGTCGTGAACTGGTCCACAATCAGCGGCTCAGCGAACACAACCTTGAGCTCACCAGGGATACCGCTGGCCTTACGGAACGCCCGCAGATACTGCGCAGACAACCCCGCCGACGTCATCCTGTTCGCCTGCACCAGAGCGCCGACCTGTACAGCGAACGCCGGATAGGTCGCGTCAAGGCGAGCCCAGTCCAACGCCGGCCACAGTTTCGCCAACCGAGCCACCGTCGCCCGACGCAACAGCAGCTGCTGAGCACGATGCGTCTGCGTCAACAAAGCCACGCTCACAGCAGGGGCTCGACCTGTGCAGCCGCAAGGATCGCGTCCAAGTTGCTCGCCGCGCGACCCTCAAGACGCCACGCGTCATCCCGGTCACGCTCCGTCTGCGACATGCCCAAGAACTTCTCCTGCGCGGTCTGTGGAGTGATCACCGGACTCTCACCAGTGGTCAACTTCACCGCCGCGTCGGCGGACTGCGCGGCACTGCGGGTCTCCATGTCCATCCACTTGAGCTCGATGTTCGCGACATCCGCCCGGGGATCGTTCATCGAGCGAAGCGCGAACCGTGCCGCACCCTCAATGCCCGACTCATAACCCTTCACCCGACGCTGGCACTTCAACACCAACCCTGAGATCAGCAACGCCAACGCGTCCCCACCAAGGTTGCTGATGTTGCTCAGGAAGTACGTGATCGGCACTCGCGACAACCGCGACATGTGCGCCGCGATCTCCTGCGACAACGCGATGTAACCACTCAGGTCCGTTGCGCCAAAGTCACCGAACTTCGCGTCGGCACCTTCGGCGACAAACAGTTTCGCGACGTGCGCCTCATACGGGGCGACAGGTAGCCCCGTCACTGGGTCGCGCGGGACCTCAATGCCTGTGGCGTACTTCTGCCGAAACGCCCCATATTCCGAGACGACATCAGTATTGAAGATGCACTGGTTGAGCCGCCGCTGCGGAGTGACAAGGTTCGCGATCTCCGAACGAACCGAACCCAAGGGCCGGTTCTGCAACTCAAAGAACGGGACACCCATCGGGTTCGCGATAACAGCCTGAGACTTACCCATATCGCGGGCCATCCACCGCGAATCAGGCATGCCGTGTGTCCCCTGCCGTACCATCTTCACGATCACATCACCGATGTACAGCGTCCCGAACGTGTCACCAGTCCACTCATCCGTGAACACCTTCAACGCAGGACCACGGTCCCCGTCAGGGGTGGACGCAAGAACAACCTGCCGCGGGTCCTCATAGAACATCCGAGGACCAGCCGTGGTGGTCGGCGGAGCCACGGACACAAACGATCGTCCGTAGACCAGGGCCGCCGTAATGGCCTCCTGGCTGCCGGAGTCAAAGTCGCTGCGCTGCCACACGTCATCCCAAAACAGCTTGTCCGAATCAGGGTCGTCACCGATCCGCACACCCTCAACACTCATCCGCTCAGCGGTCGCCTCAACGGCCAGGCCGCACAAGTTCGTTGTCGCAAGCCCAGACATCAGCTTGAACTTCCGCGAGGTCTCAACAGAGTCCGGCCACTGGTGAACATCGTCAACGAGGTCCCGGTACAGGGCCATGTCGTGACAGCGATCGGCCAGCTCTTCATCGAGCCGGCGCAACCACCACTTCGGCGACCCCGGTGCGGCATCAGTTACCGGCATCAACACGGCACTCCTCCTTCCGGGTCAGAACGCATAGGATTTGGCTGGCTGCTTTGGTTTCGGCGCAGCGGCGGCCTGGGCGAACCCCCACAGCGCAAGGGACACCGAGACCAAAGGTGTGATGTCGTTCGTGACGTCCTTGCGGTTGAACGCCCATGCCTCACCGATAGCACGCTTGCGGGAAGATCCGACAGCACTGTTCAGCAGCGGCTGGTCGATGTGCCGCAACCGGTCGTTCGTCACCGCGTCCAGGAACCCGCCACACGCCTGCGCCATCTGCGTGCTGTTCGTCGCCAACACCTCGAAGCCCTGCTCAGCCAGTTGCAGGAGGATCGCCCCGGCCGGCCCGGCCTTGTCCACGACGATCGCGCACGGGTCGAACCGTTCACGCAACGTCGTCAACGCCGGGATGATCCAGTCAGTACCGCGCTGGTTCTTCACGACCTCAACATGGGCCAGGCCATCCGACCGACGACCCGCCAGGGAGACCGAGGCGGTGCGACCCATTGGTGCCACGTCCAAAGCGAACGCGACCGGGTCAACAACCTGCGAAGCCCCGTCAGTGCAAGCCGCCCACAGGTCGACGTCGATGACCGAAGCCGAACCTGACCCACCCCAGATCCCCAACGCCTCACGAGCAAAGTCGTCGTCACTGCTGAGCAACTTCCGCAGGCGCAATATCGCCTTAGCTGGTGTGCGTGCAGGGTAGGAGGGGTTGGCCTGCCGCCACGCCTTACGGTCATCCAGGTCTGAGTGATCCTCAGCTGAAAACTCGATGTAGACAACACCCTCAGAACGCCCAGACAACGCCTCATCCCGCAGGTTCTTGAACGTCTCGCCCGGGTCGTTCGGCTTTGGCGGTGTCCCCATCAGGATCATCTGCGGATTGATCGCCTGGTTCATAGTCGGCGCCAAGTCAGCCATCGCAGATTCACTGAGGATCTGGCCCTCATCCAGAATCAACCGGCGCACCTTCGAGAACCCGCGGATTGCGCCACGCTCACGCGCCGCAAACACGATCCGCGAACCATTACGGAAGGTGATCGACTCATTGCCTGCAGCGGTATAAACATCATCCGGGTCAACATGCGGGGCCATCGCCGGAGACAAAGCGACCATCTTCAACGCGTTGAACGTCTCCCGAGCCACCTTGAACCGGTGAGCCGTCCAAACCGTCGTCGTCCCCGGATTGATGATGGAGTCCGCGAACACCAACGCCCCGATCAGGTACGTCTTGCCAACCTGTCGAGGGATGGAAAGCACGATCGTGTCAGCCGCGTACATTCCCAGCGCATCCTTAGCGAGGATGCACCGAGCCGTACCGACCTGCCACGGGTCCAACCCGATGCCGACCTCAGCACATGTGGCCTTCGCCGCAGGTAAGCCCGAGGAAACGATCCCCTCGGGCAGAACTACATAGCGAGCCTCATCCAGCCCAGGACTCGTCTGCCGTTGAGGCTGCATCACCAACCGCGTCTCCCTTATCTGCTGCGTGAATCGACTCGATCTCCCTAGTGATTTCCAGGAGTCGGCGAGTCAACGAAGCAAGGTCACGGGCTGGGATGCCTTGGTCAATGTCCGCGGCAATCCTGTCTCGCATGGCGACGAGAAGGAGCAGGA